TTAGCCATCTGTCCCGTAACCACGGGGGCCGGAGCCGCAGCCGTGACAACAGTGCTTGGTATTCCAACCGGAGGTTGTCGCATACCCGCAGTAAGCGCTTCTTGGGCCGTGACAGGAGCACCGGACGCATTTAGCGACGTACCCGCGGCTCTAGCCAAGATAGATTCACTCTGTGTTTCGGCTAGTTCCGCAACCATCATGTCGCTGCTTTTAGCTACGTCAGAAATCGTGTTCTGTGCGGCGCTTTGTGCGGCGCTTTGTGCGCCGGGTAGTGCGCCAGTAACGCCTTCTTTAAACCCGGAGCCAAACCCTGTTCCAGCTTTAGCGCCTTGAATTCCGCCCTGCACGCCGCTAAACAACCCGCCAATTGCGCCACCCAAAGCCGCGCTCTTAAGGGCGTCTTTAAGGCTTCCGCCTTGAACTAATGTGCCGATACCACTACCAAGCGCACCGGCGGCAATAGTGCCAAGGCCCGGGGCTATAAAGTTTAAACCAACGGATAAGATAATAGGCGCGGCTTTCTTAATTACTTTGATTACGCCCTTTACGGCTTTTTTAAGACCCCGAGCAAGCTTCTTAAGAAAGAACTCGGGCTGGCCGGTTACGGGATTAATCGAGTTTAGCTCACTGCCTACAACGTAACGGTCAGGGTCAATGCCCATAGAGCGCATCTGTCGAAACAAAGAATCTTTGAGGCGGGGGTTTTCTTCAAACACGGCCATAGGAATAACGGTCTCGCCTTGCGCGGCGTGAACTACGTACGTATCTTCGTAACGGCCAAACTTAGCTAGGTCATCGGCTATTCGCTTAACAGAGGCCACACCGCTGCTAGGCAAAGGTGCGTCGTCATCGGCCCAATCGCCAATATCTGCGGTCAGAAAAGACGCAAGGCCGCCATCCGGAACCTCAAACGGGTCGGGGCGTGAATATACGGACGTTTCGGACATTGAGTCGCTCCTCGATTAATCTGGGCCTCTGCCCGATTTTATCAGTACTTAAAGCACTATTCTACAGCATCTTATCTAAGGTGTGTTAACTGTAACAGACCCTACGCTACCTGTCCCAGAGACCCCTAATGCGTTCGGGGAATAGGCCAAAGTTATCTTCAAAAACCCCTCTTTCTCGTATACGGCTCCGACTTCCAGACCTTGATCACTGCCGCTTTGCAAGTTAGTCAAAGTTATGTCGGTAGCCCGCACATCGCCCGGGTTCTGTATCTGGCGGATCAGGGTCTCATACGCTTCCTGAATAGCCGCAATCGTATCCTGCTGGTATTCCGCAGGCGGGTTAGGAAAATAGACACGGGTAAGTTGTCTAGATGACATTATCTTCTCCCGTCGGGCCTAATATCTACTCTAGGAGTACCTAGCCGCCACTGCGTATCGGTCGTATCAGACTCAACTTTTAACGCAAAGGACCGACCCCGTAACCGTATAAAAGTCTGCTCAGTAAACTGTTCCACGGGCGTAGTGGCTGTCTGCACCACGCTAGAGTTATCACTCTGTAAATAAGCTCCGCCCGGGAAGTTACGGGCCTGCAACGTAAAAGTAGCGTTAGGCGCGTCGGATATAGAGTTTTCAAAGGTCAGATCAGGAATAAGCTTGCTCAAGAACACAAAGTTGTTGCCTTCGCCTATGCTCATCTGACTGCTTTCAATGTAGCTTGTAATAGCGCTAGGAGGATTAGTACTACCGTCGTTCTGACCCGTTTCGTGGTTATACAGATAACCGTCTGTGGAGGCCGCAATCGGGGCGTTAAACAAACCGCGGTCCTGCCACGCGGTTCGAGTCAGAGTGCCCACCGCCCACGTGTTCTCTACGTAATTGAAGACCACATAACGGTCGTTCTCGTTAGAACTTGCAGACGGGTAGAACCACCAAACTTCTGAGAAAGTGCTGTTAAGCGCGCAAACGGTCAGATCTATCTGAGAGTTGTTGATATCGTCAAAAATGTACGCTCTAACCGGGCACGGAAGCTTCTGTGTTTGACCGGTGTAGACGTAGAAGTCCCCGATGCCCATCCAAAACACCTTGTCGTCCACCGCAGTAACCGCAGAAGGCCCCGCAATAGTGATGTTTTCGGCAACTTGCGCCAGACCAAAGGTAAAGGGCGGCCCTAAAAATTGCATAGAGTGCAACGAGATGTCGGTAAACACCAAGACTTGGTTGCGCGTTTCTACCGCGACTATAATTTCGGAGCCAGAACCTACCCGCAAATCGCCCGCAGTATTAGTTACTTCCGCATCCCAATCGGTTAAAGATTCTTGCGACGAGAAGCGTATTAACAATGGATCTTGTACGCCCACGTTGTTTTGAGCATCACACCCAAAAGCAATGATGTGGCGATCCGTGTCGCTGACAAGCACTTGTTTGGCAATAGTAGGAGTGCCCGGATCGGCTCCCGGCAAGTCCGCTAAAGCAACCGCCCTATCTACGCCGTAATCGCTGGCGCTGGTGTCCCAGTAGTAAATACCGCCGTCACGAGCGTTAAACAAAAGGTCTTCACCAAAATTGTCTATGCCCCACAAACGTACGTTGTTTACGGTGCTCAGTGTAGACGAAGAACCCCACGTGCCACGGCCCCAAGTGCTGGATCCCCAGCCGGTGCCCGACACTACTACGCCAAGGCCGGAGTTTATTTGATAAACGCCTACTACCGCTGCACCCCCATTACCGGTATCTGACCCGTCGGCCGTGACCGGCGTAGGGTTAAGCACGCCATCTACAGTAATGCTTGCGATTGTCGATACAGTGCGCGCTTGAACAGTGTAGTTGTTCTCGTCCACGACGTTTATCTGATATTCCTGATTCAGGACATTGGCGGTGATTTGGCCACCGAGAGACGCCGCCCCGCTAAACGTAACAAAGTCCCCTGTAGCCGCCCCATGACCGGTGTCCGCAACGTCAATAGTAGAGGATCCGTTGGTCGCGCCAAACGTTACGTCGCCCGCGGCAGTGGTAGCCCGGATAGGGGTAATGTCGTAGTAGAAGCCGCCTTCGTTAATATAGAACTTAAAACGAGTGCCCACGGCCATGAGCAACGAGCCTTGCAGGGTTACGTAGGAGTGAAGGGCGCGACAGGGCGCAAGAAAGCTGTAGTTAGACCGCCTAGTCCAACCGCCTATTTTCTCGGGGAATCCAAATCGGAACCGGATCTTGTCGGAGTCCGACCAACCGCCTTCGTTAGAATAGCTGGTGTTTTCTTTGTTAACACCGGGTCTGAATTGTAATTTCGCTAAGGGCATTCGCTAACCTCATAATAGGTATTCACCTGTCTCGATCATAGATGCGAGTTCATGTGCGCGGCCTTTAACGTCCCGACTCCACTTTGAGTCAAGGAACTCCTTTGCTGCGAGGGTATAATCTGCCACTTCCATGGCAGCTAATGCGAGTCTGAAACCACGAAGTCGAGTGGCACCAAGGTTAAAACTAATGTCTATAATAGCATCTTTTCGGACATCATCAAGGTCGGTAAACCACGGATATTCCAAAGAAAGCTCTTTAATTACTCGCGCTATGTCGTTCTCAAGCAGGTAATCGACTTCATCATCGAACAGGCCCATACCGGTGTTCGAGATATTCCTACCCACACCGATAGTTTCGTATCCGGCAGAACACAGGTAAACGTGGCTTTTTACGCCTTCATGGCGCTTGAGCATTTCAAGTAGTTTTTCGGTCACTAGTCGCAAAGCTCAGCTAATTCTTTCCAGTCTTGTGCAGTCCAGTTAGAGGTATCCACAGAGGCAGGAAGCTCAACCGTAATTCCGGAAACACTAGCACCAAGGAAAGCGCCTGCGGCGTTAGTGTTACCCTTCAAACAGGCCATAGCGTTGTCTTCGGGTGTAATCTCTAAGCTATTCAACTGGGTACAAGCAGCTAGTGCGTAGCACGCAACACCTAAAATAAGTACTCTCATGAGAACCATCCTTTAATAGACTGAAATGTGCGCACTGGGTAGTACAGAGCGCCTGACTTAAACCGTCCAAGACCTAGTACGCTCAGGGCTTCTCGAAACACCTTGTCCGCCTGCTTTTGGTTCTTAACAACGCCGTCTCCGTGGGTGCATAAATAATCGTGGACCACTGCCGCCTTTCGGTTTTTTGCGTTCGCTACAGGCACTAGCCACCGAAGCAGCTTAGGTACACTCGCCAAATCCGTGCAATACCCCGCAGGCACGGTCACGGTGCGCCCCAGAACGTCGCTATAGTACACCAATGGGGCATGTAGCCGCCATCCACCATCAACGGCTTCCGCAACTAGCGCGGTCTGGAAGTGGCTCATGATACGCACCTAAGGCTTGTTGATGAAACTAAAGTAGGACCCCGTTAGCAGGGCACCTAAGAAAACGTAAGTAAAAGCCTTGATTATGGTATTTGCCGCAGTACGTTTGGCCGAGCGCCAAGAGTCTAAAAGGTCGCGTATTTCACGCATGTCATGAACAGCGTCGTCGTCTTGTAAACCCACGTCACGTAAAGCTTTTTTAGCCCCCGCCTCCGCAGCACGCTGTATCATCGCTTCTAGCTCTAGGTCGTTCATCTCATGGGTCCTCCTACTGCTTTTGGTACCTGCCTACATTATACCTGATCTTCTTCCAAACGTGGGTCAACCCAATCAGGGCAGAGTTCCCAAGCATCGTCAATGTAGTTGTACTTGCAGCCGTACCAATCGTCTGGCTCAGTAACGTCCTCAATAAGAGTAGCATTGCTAGAGTTCATGTCGCCAATGATAA